ACGCTATCCTATGAGGGTTATTGAGGATTGCGTAGTTTTTTGCCGGGGAACGCCCGCATACTATCCAATTATGCGAGAAGTTGAGCCATATCGCCACGTGTTGCCGCTCCCAAAGAACGGGGAGGCCCAACATATGGATAGCGCGAGTCTAGACGACAACGGCGAAAGAATCGTAAAAACGTACAACACCGCATACCCCACTAACATTTTAGAAATCCCTCGCGATAATATGCAGCGGGGTAAATCGCTGCACCCAACGCAAAAACCCGTTGCGCTTTTTGAGTATCTAATCCGAACATACACCCAGCCCGACGAGACCGTTCTAGATAATTGCCTCGGTTCTGGAACGACCGCAATCGCGGCTGAGCGGAGCGGTCGGCGGTGGATCGGCATCGAGCGCGACGAGGGATATTTTAACGCAGCGCTTGGTCGAATTTACGAAGAGGTGACGAAATGAAAGCTCAAAAAATAGCCCAACATTACCCGGACGGCTGTTGGTTCCAAGAAGGCGGCACTTGGGCTGTTATCTGCAAATGCGGCGAAAGCTTCGAGCGGCCCACGCGAGAGTTGGCGCAACTCCTCTGGGCATCTCATGTGGCGCGAAGCATCACTCCACCTGTTCAGCCGTAACAGCCTCGCCCTCAAGCCGCAGCCAAGCCTGTCGCGTGCACGAACAGTGAATCAAATCGCCCGGAAGGTCCGCAGGGGGCGGGCGCAGCCCTAACCGCTCCGCTTCAGCCGCGCTATTCGCATAATGCTTGTTATCGCGGGCGAGATGCTCGGGCCGATAATTTACAACATGGCTGCTGCGCCACACCCACTCCTCTAGCCCCATTTCCGCTTGCCGCGCCCGGTCCAACGCCGCCGACAGCTTCGTCGTTTGGTCCGCAGCGATGTTATTAGCGCGGCGCCGACCAATCCCGGCGACCTCGGCAATCTCGCGCCCGATCGTCCGCGGCGGTGTGCCGTTGCGGAAGCCCGCGAAAAACACGTTAGCGATTCGCTGGCGCATATCCTCCGACACGTTACGGATAAGCGACGTGTTCCATGCGAGCGCCTCTTGCACCGTCTGGCGCACATCGAACGGGCTGAGCATCGTGGTCAGGTCGATGCCGGTGGCCGACAGCGCGCCGCTTATGACGCGGTTGCGGTGCCAACGCTCGACACCCGACGCCCACACATCAAGCGCGCCGCCCGTAACGGTGAGGTTCGCGACGAGCACAGCGATCTCGTTGGCGAGCATCCCTTCTTTCGCTTCGTATTCGGGGATCGTATCGGTGATCGTCGCGCGATACTCGGGCAACAGCCGGCGGGTTGCGCCATTGACCCATGCCGCGACGACCTGGAGGTATATGCCGCGCAACTGATCGCGCTGCGCGTTGGTCGTGCGGATGCGGGGGAGCGGGCGGCTGCGTCGGACGCCGTTCGCGCGGGCTAGGGCTTCGAGGTTGATGGGCACCTCAGCCGCCGATGTCCTGCTCGATATCGCCGCCCCATCCTTCGCGGCGCATGTCGCGGGTTCCTTCGTTACGCATCGTCAATCTCCTCTTGCTGGCGCGGAGTGTGGCACATAGGGGGCAAATTAGCTATTGACGGGGGCGTCAGGCGCGCTACGGTTTGGCGCAAAGGAGCAAACCAATGATCGAGAAGAAAGCACCAGCTTGGACTATCACCATTTGGATCGCGGGCGACGCTGCCAAAGCCGAACGATTGTGCCGCGAATTTTGCGATGACGTGGGCTTTTGCGTGTCCGTCACGCCGACCACTTTCACGTATCGCGGCGGAACCGAGCGAGGCGTGGCCGTCGGTTTGATTAACTACCCGCGATTTCCACTCGGCCCTATGGATTTGGCGAACATCGCCGATTCGTTGGCCGAGCATCTAGTCGCCGGGTTGGGGCAGCGGTCGTGCACTGTTCAAGACCCGATGGAGGCCATATACCGAACATTCGAGCCCGGTGAGGCTAAAATGGGCCGCCCCGCGTGGTTCCATCTCGATTACATCCAAGGCAAAGACCAGCGGAGTGCGCAACGTGATTGAACGGGACGAGCATGGAGTGGCGCACATCGTTGCGCTTAGCGGCGGCCACGATTCCACGGCCCTTTCGTTGCTTTTGAAGGAACGCGAGCCCCGCCCGTATAACTACATTTGCACGCCGACCGGCGACGAATTGCCCGAGATGTTCGAATTTTGGAAATTCCTCGGTTCCGATAATGTGCTCGGTAAGCGGATTATCCCAGTGATGAATGGCACGCTTAAATCGGTGATCGCGAAGGAAGGAATGCTGCCGAATTTTCGCATGAGGTTTTGCACGCGCATCCTCAAGATCGAGCCGTATCGTGATTTCCTCCGAACCCAAGCCGCGATCGGTCCGGTCGTCTCTTACGTTGGCCTCCGCGCTGACGAAACCGGGCGCGCTGGCGGTGCATTCTCGGACATCGAAGGCGTGACAATGCGCTTCCCGCTCCGAGAGTGGGGGATGGGCGACCCCGACGTTCACGACGCCTTGCGCGAGCGCGGCATCGACTGCCCGGTGCGAACCGATTGCGCGCGTTGCTATCATCAGAAAATTGGCGAATGGTTTTTGCTGTGGGCGGTCCACCCGGAAATATTCGAGGACGCCGTTCAAGATGAACTTAAATCGGGCAACACCTATCGCACGCCGGGTCGCGACTCGTGGCCGACGAAACTGGCCGATATGCGCGCTGAGTTTGAGAAGGGTAAAATCCCCAACCGCTCGCTGGATAATATCGTTCGGGAATTGCAGCAAAGCGGCTCTTGTCGGGTGTGCACGCTCTAAGCCGCAGGCACCGTAACAGGCGGCACGCCCAACACCTCGTCCGGGTCGGGCTCCTCAAATTCTTCCTCAGGCGCTTCAGGTTCAAGCCCCGGCCACATATCCGACTCGGCCATAGCGAGGCGCGTACTCGCCGCAAGATCATCGCCGAACGCGCCAGTGTTGACATACACGGCGAACGTATCGGCACGCTTCTTTTCAATGTCCCAGCGCTCATTCTCGCTCAACTGGCTAAGCGGCGCGAAGCTGAAATACGGCACCTCGCTCTGCCCGACATTGGCCGCAATAAACGGATCGAGCCGATCAAGCACGGGCCGCAACTCGGTCTCTTGCCGCGAGTTGACCGCTTTCTCGAAGTCTTTCTGTTCGCTATCGCCGCTCGCGTTGAGCCCGCCCGGTGCGACGCCGGCCAACCGCGTGACGGGAATGTCCGTCTCGGCCGCCACGCGCGCAATGAACGCTTCCATAAGCGCCGGGTAGCCCGTCACGTTTAGCTGGCGCGTCTCCCACTTATCGCCGGGGTTCTGCTGGCTACCATCGCCGCCATCGAGCAGCCGAACGTTGAACATCGACTGCATCAAGCTCGCCGCAGCGATACGCTTGGTGACTTGCGACTCGCCCTCGCACGACAGGAGCAACTGGCCCAACCCGGGAATGCTGATCGTGTCGGCCTTGATCTCGGGCAGCAGCGCCGCGACGGTCTGGTGCACGAGGTCGGAGTTGCTCAGCGCGCCCCACAGGCTGGTCAGCAGCGGGTCGCCCCAGAAGCGCCCCTCGGTTAGCGGGTCGGGCAACGCTTGGCCGATGAGCGGGATAACGCGCGACGGGTCAACCAACGTGCTCATGCTGTCGGTCAGGCGGTAATATTCGGGTTCGCCATAGAAGGGGCTGGTCGGGTCGCGGTCGATCGCCTCGACGCGCAACTGGTCCGGGCTGAGCACGTGGATAAACGACAGGTCGCCCGGCCGCATCGTTTCGGGTGTGATCGGATCGGACGGCGCGCCTCGGTTGATGCCAAGCAGCAATGCGCCGCCGCCGTAGAGCCGCGCGCGCTGGGCGAGGAGGCGCAGCTTGGGCCACACCTTCAGGCGCGTCTCTTCCGCATAAAGCGCGTCGAGCTCATCGCCCTTGGTCTGCCAATCGCGGCCCGCCCGCGTCATTTCGAGCGGATAGATGTCGTGGACCTTGCGCGTCAAACCGCTGGAGCGATACGCGTTGTTCACCTCGTAGCTGGTGACTTGCCGAACGGCGTACGTGTTGTAGACGTTTTTATCGCGGCCCGTTCCGAGGCCGGATATTACGTTCATCAGGTCGTCGGTTGCGCGCATGGGGTGGCACTGTAGCGGGGTGGGGGGCGGTTAGCAAGCCTGCCAGCCCAAACCATCGCGCAACCGGCGCAGCGCCATAGCCGCCCACGACTTT